GGAGGTTGTCGATCCGCCAAGGGCTACCGAGGTTCCGCCAATAGTTATGGCTGAGTTATTGAGTCCCGCATTGGGAATTCCTGTGATGTTCGCACCGCTGAACGTAGGCGCGAGTTGATACGAAGGTGCCCCCGCCCCGCCGCTTGCCGGACCCGCAAACACGCTATTCTGGGCGGCGTTGCTGAGGGAGAATGTTTGCGATGGAGTAGTTGTTGGCGTTGCCACCGAGGTGGTAAATAACGGAGAGAGATTGCCAGACGCGAAATTGGTTAGCGTTCCGCTTCCTCCGCTTGACGTCCCGCTATTGACCCAGGCATAAACCCCCGAGGATACCTCCGAGCAGATATAAAGCGGGGATGTGGTGGCTAGGACATTTCCCTGGACGTAAACCTTGTTCACGTCCCCCGCCGTGGCGCAGCCGGAGGATGGAATCCCGGAACCCTTAAAGAGGCGGTTCGCTACCGCCCCACCTCCGGTGTTGATCTGCCCCTGTGCGCCAGCGGCTGCAAAGACCAATAGAAATAAAACATGGATACCCTGTCTGAATTTCATGCCTTCCCCTTAAGTCGTATCGCAGTTCCCCTCGGCGGTGTCTCCCGCTGTCTCGATCGCGAGACAGTAATCCCCAGGGCGGTAGGTGCTCATCCCAACGGGGTTGGTAATCGACCACGAAGTTCCTGGATCGAGAGTTCGAATCACTCCAACGAATGTCGCTAGGTTTAACGTCCCCGCCACCTTCGCCGCGTTGGAGCAGAGAAAGACCCTCCCGGAATTCCCGGCGTTCGCCTTGAACTCGATCTTATTCACGACCAGATCGTTTCCGCTCGCACTGTTACCGCTTGCAAGATTCGGATCGGACAGCCCCACGTTTAGGTTGGCCGTCGCCTGTACGGCGTTAGTCGGCCCTGTTCCGGTTGGGGCAATAAGCCCGAGGCCTTGTGGTTTGATTGGTACGTTGTATGCCATGTCTCTCCTAGCTCATCCTCGTGCGAAGGGCGTTGTACGTCGTCGATAAATAAATATTCCCCACTGGTACTCCGGCGACTCCCGCTGCCTCGTCGTTGGCAGCCTGAATCAACTGCGTGATAAGCCCAAGCGGGATCATTGTCAAGGTCGTCGGCCCGACCCCCAGGACATTCGCCGTAAAGGTCTGCCCGAGGGAGGCCGTGGATGCAATATCCTCCATCCCTAGCGGCCTTGGTGTGATGTTAACCGCGTCAGCCATTTGATTCCCCCTGGAGCATAGCCTCGTCCATCACGATTCTACCAATCTGGATACCCTCGTCGTATCGCGAAAGACAGTACTGAGCGCGTCCATTGTCTTTTAATTCCCCGTCCATCGAGAAGACCTTGGCCAGTACTCCGTACCCGACGTATAACGCGAAGCTGTCCGGTAGCCACTCAACCGGATAGTCCAGATCTGGACTTTCGTTGAATTCCGCCACGGTCCCAATAATGGCTAGGTTTGAGGCGCTGGTTTCGAGATCTGCGATTGTCCCGAACATTGGCCCGGATGGGATCAGCGTGGCCGCCCCGGACTCAGTCGCAATCGTTCCGTATAACGGGGCGCTGGTGGTGATGTTGATATCGGAACCAGCAACCACGGACCCAATCGTCCCGTAGAATCCGCCACCCCCGGTCCCGATCAGCGGCTGATTGCCGTCAACAAGCGGAGCGGGGAAGATCGAGAAATCTTTCATCGTCATCTTGTCCTGCCGCCACAGGCGCGGCGTCTTGATCTTCGCCTGCCAGTTCTGATTGAAGTCGGCAATGTCGGACTCGCTAGATTCCGCTAGGGTCTTGCCCTGCGAGATGACCATGTCGGGCTCGCCCATAAAGTCAGGGAGGAGGTACTCCGCGATTCCGAATTGCTGCGGGATGACGCAGATCGTCTTGGCGAGGCCGGTCCTCCCAAGGAAGTCCTGGAGGCTGTCGGAGTAGAAGGATGTGAACTGGGCAAGAGTGATGAGCCCGAGCTGGAGCCCGCCACGCTCCAGGAGCGCGGAACAGGTAGCATCGTAGATCTCTTGAATCATCATGCGACTTGCTGCATCTCCGTCTTCCCGCTTGGGTTGATTTTAGCCTCCCAAAATCTTAAGGCGTTGACCTTTTGAATCCATGGTTTATACAAGCGTGCCGCGTCGGACTGTACCCGACCGCCTTCCTTAACGACCATATTCATAAACGCATGCTCCACGACGAGATCAACTAGCTCATCCGCAATTGTGGCCGTGTCCGACTCGTTAACAAGCTTTGCCGGTTCCGTGATTCCCCACATCTCCAGATACCGACCGCCGAGTTTGTCCGATGGGTAGAGCGCAAATAGATTCAATCCGATTGGAGCCCAGTACCGCGTCCTGACCCCAATCCCCTTGATCCACTTCTGCTCGGTGTTGGCAAGCGTTGTGATCGACTCCTTGGGGATCTCACGGTTATCCATGTAGAGTTTCATCGGAAACAACATTCCGCTCGGCTTCGAATAGATCACGCGGTTGACGACGGAGAAACCGGCTGGAGTTCTTCCTTGACTCCATCCAGAAAATAAATTGGTTACCTTAAGGGCTTCGTTCAGGGCTCGGTCGGTGTCTGAGTTTGGATAGAGGAGATAGTTCTGCTCTACCCTGTCGTACAGCTTTACCCGAAGCGCGGCTAGGCTGAGATTCGGCAACCTACGGCTTCTCCTTCGCTGGCGCTACTGACATCCCAGGAGCCGCGCTCGGCATTACTTCCGCCACCCGCGCCGGGACCATGATCTCGTCGCGGCGGAATGTGGCCCCGCCGGGAGCCCCGCCGAGCTTCTCGCGGACGAGTACACCAGCGCGGTCATCCTCCCTGGATAGGCTCCCGGTGATCTTGTGATAGGCATCGTAATCCCCGGCCTGGATGGCGTCATGCGCCTCGCGATGCACGAATCTTGTGGCGGTACCAGATGATTGGAATGTACTCGTGCCTCTCGTTGGCTGGATTGGAAATGGACATGTCTCTCCCATTGGTCTCCTTTTAGAAATCTGCAAAACTGTCGGCCCCTAGCGCATGCGACTGATACCAGTTGAAAGACCTGGACCCCAGTAGGCTCTGCCGAATGTTTTGGTAGTCCCGTACCTGCCTATCTTCGTCCGCGCCAGTCGCATTCATTAGCTGCGCCGCTGCCAGCTTTTCATATGTCATTGCCTCGTTCGGCAGGTACCAGGGGTCCTTCTCTGAAATCTTGGTCCGTAGCGCCGCTGACGCCGCTAGATTCGTGAAGATGGTCGGCTCCAGGAACGACGGCGGAACGTCGTTATCGTCGAGCAGCTCCGGCCACTGCTTCGAATACAGGTAGGCTATCTGCCTCGCGCAATCCGGAGCCGGGTAAAGCTCCCACTGCTGGTTCCCGGAGAAGGTCGGCCTGAATGGTACCAGCGCACGAGGATCACTTTGATCGCTTCTCTGTGGGTCGATCGTGTTTAATGTCGTATGGGTGTAAGTCAGAAGGTCGAGCGGCCAGCCCTGCTGCTGGTCAACCGCATCCAGTAGTTTCCGGATCTTCGAGTCCAGCGTGTAGTAGATCTGATAGACCCAATACTTGGCCGAGTTGAGCGGGGGGCCACCCCAGGGATTGTCGAGCATTAGGGTATTGGCGTCGATCACGGCGATGACGGTAAAGATGGGGTAGTCGTACCCGGCCCGCCACTGCCTCCCAACCAGCGAAGATTGCGTGGCGGGAACGCCCAATGGGTGCGCATACTGAAACTTTCCCGTAAACGTCGAGGGTGTTGTCCGGAGGATCGGAACTGCCTCTTGTATCCCGCTGCCCACTGTATCGACAAGCAGGCTTCCGTCTTCCACGATACCCGTCATAGATGCGGGGGTGACTTCGAGATATCCTGGCTCGGTGACGGAAACCTGGAGCGTCGTATTGACGACATCCGACACGGGGAAGAATGTGGTCCCTCCGCCTAGTATTAGCGGGGAGCCGGTAACAGTCGAGATTGTGCCTGTATTGTACAGATTCGGAACGGAGATGATACCAGTCACGAGGAGATCCGCCCAATAGGTCCTCGTGTTGATGACGTCGCGGATCGCGTCGTTGATCCAGGTCCGGATAGACTCCGGCTTCGCGTTCGGCTTGATGCTCCGAACTCGCCCGATCATCCGGTAAAGTTTTTCGTTGACGAGAGGCATAGTCTAGATCTGGACTTCCCTTAAAGACCAAAACCCCCGCCCCTTATGGGGAACGGGGGCCTTGGGTAGCGAAATTTTCCCTTACTGTACGGTGACGACAACCGTCCGCGTGTCGCTCCCGTTTTGATTCTTTGCCGTCAGGACGTATGAAGTTGTGCCCTGCGGAGAAACCTGCTGCGACCCGCTGGGCGCAACAGCCCCGATCCCAGGATTAATGGATACGTCTCCGGAGTTGGCTACCGACCAAGCCAGCGTAGCCGACTGGCCGCGCTGAATGGTCTGCGGTGACGCCGCGAAGCTGTTGATCTGAACTATTAGCGGCTTACCCTGGTCGTTGACCGGGGGGACCAGCGGAGCGCCGGGGACAGCGGGCTTCGGCGCGGGGGAGGGAGCCGGAGCCGGAGCCGGAGGAGGCATCAAGGCGATCTTTAGGGCTGGCTCTTTGGGGCCGCCCTGGATGATCTCGATCGGCTGACTGATGGTCTCCTCGATTGTGTCGTCGGTTCCGTCCGTATTCTGGATCGTAAATGGACCCACGGAGATGGTGATGTCCTTCGCTGGTACCGGGGGGACCGCCAGCGACACCAGGGCGCTCATGCCGTCCGGTGCCGGAGCGATAACAATTGCCGGACTGCTTGGAATCCACCGAGGAGCCAAAGACGAATGCCCAATGATCGAGGCTCCCGATGGTACGTGAGTTACGTCTCCGTCCTTGCCGTCCTTGCCCTCTCCCAATAGGACGAGGCTTGCTCCCGCTTGCCCGTTGGGGAGGAGCTGAAAATCAATCCTTGCCAGTGTTGCTTTGACCATAATCGAACCTTCCTATCTCAAATAGTTTAGAGTCCCGTATGCAGCCGATACCGAAGTCGGTAGGCGAGCGCCCCGCCACCGGCAGCAAATTCCGTGCTGGCAGCCGTCAGAACCAATCCCGTGTTTAGTACGGCACTGGATAGATTTGCCCCTAGCGCCCCGGCCAGGAGAATAATCTCGTTGGCAGTTGGGGAGGTCAGGAACGTGCTGGCTGCTGTGGCCGAAGCCAGGACGCCGCTTGCGGAAGTTCCGTAATACAATCCAATCGCACTGCCTCCCGTGAAGGCCCCGGTGAGAAATTGATTTTCCAGGACTAGGGATATGACCTCGATTATTGTCCCGGCCCCCTGCGCCGGGAGGACCGAGACCGGGGTTCCGTGAAGCGTCAGGACTCCAGCGTTGGCGACAACCCCGGAGGTGGACTTGATGTCCCCGACCTGGAGCCATGTCCCGATGGCTCCGCCAGCCGTGCAGACCCATCCATAGGGAGCCCCCAGAGAGGGCGTGACGCTGGTGTAGATCACCATATCCCCGGCCTGGGCGAGTGTACCGCCTAGGTCGGTGGCGAGCGCGGGAGGGGCGTCCGCGTAGTAGATCACCCTCCCGTTTGGCTGGACTCCGGTAGAAACTGTTACCATGTCTGTCTCCGTTTCCCCTTTGTTTTCTAAGGTATAGCAGGGGGGCCGACTGTGTCCGTCGTCACATTCAAAAGCAGAAGATCGATATCGACCGCGCCTGCGGTCGCGTTCTGAACGACGTCGGAGGTCGGCGTAAAGGTTGCCTGAACCTGGAGTGCCGAGGCCTGCCCGTGCTTGAATAGCGACGTCTCCTGGAGGTTGGTGTCCGAGACTGCCGCGAAGATGTCGAAGGCGGAGGTGAAGTACGTGTTGCTCCCGCTCTTGCCGACCGAGACCGTCATGGCCGATAGGGCTCCGCCAGCGAAGGCCGTGTTGGCTTTAACACGGACGCCAAGAATAACGCCAGCGGGAGGGATAATGCCAGGGCCAGCAATCGGAGAGACGACCGGCTGGATGGTGCCAGGGAAGGCGGTCAGGATAAGCGACTGCGCCCCCGATCCGGTCGGAATCGCCTGGAGATCCGCGTAGGTGATTGTGAACCGGCGGAAGGATACGTACCCACCCAGGCCGGAAGCAAGATTTGATAATTGCATGATGGTTTCTCCTAATTGATCGTTTCTTCGACCACTGGATTCGGTCGATCACTGCCGTACAGCGCCTGCCGATAGGCAGCGTTCATCTCCCCGAAGGAAGGCGGGATCAAGTCGATCGTCTCAACATGTAGATCAGTGTACCACAAAACAACAAGTCCTTTAGAATAAAGTACTTGAGGTAAGTTTGAAACAACTTCTGGGGTTTGGTACGAGGATTTGACTCCCGACTAGATACTGCCCCGCGACGTCGATCGAGTTGTTCGCGCCCTTGAACCCAGTCCAACCGAACTGGAACAACGGATTCTGCGAGAAGTACCACTCGATGTACTTGCTGTTGAGCCCGTACATTACCCCGTTCGCGCCGGTCGGCATGTACTTGTCCACCACTACCTCGGCGGCGTTGAAGCGGAAGCTCTGGAATCCGGCCACGCCCAGGTCGCTCTCTTTGTCGAAGTAGCGCTGGTTGGGCTGCATGGCGTTCCACATCAGGTTCCACCCGTTCTGGGTTGCAACCACCATGTCCACATGGTCCGCGCCGAACCATGACGCGCCGTAGGCCACGTTGACAGCCTGGAGCTGGAAGCTGGTGAGATTGGCGGTGTAGGCGTTCAAGCCGCCGACTGTGCCGACCGGAGTCACATCGGCGCGGGTGATTCCGCCGATGGACGGATATGCGTTGCCGTCGTCGATCCACGCCTTGAACCCTTCGAGTTGCTTGGAGCGTCCAGGGTCCTGAAGGGTCAGGTACATATTGGTCGCGAGCAGCTTCGCCATCTTCATACTGGCGTTCAGGAACTTCAGCTCGACCTGGGAGAACACCGACTCGGGGCCGTCGTTGCGCATCGCATCGAAGCCGTAGAGGGTGATGTTCACGTAGTACAGCGTCAGGTTCTCGACCAGCGCCGTGTCCGTGGTGACGAAGTCGATGTCGAACGCCTCGCCTCGGCCAACCGCATCTCCGTTCAGCTCACCAACGATCAATGGCCGCTGGATCTGGAGACCGCCCGTGAACTTCTCCATCCGCTGCGTATGCAGGCGGGTGAAGACAGGGCTATTGAGGAAGATGACGTCGGTCGTCTTCGGGACGATCATTTGCGTCACATAGGCGTTCAACTCGGTTAATGCCAAACTCATGATTCTAAATTACTTACTAGGTTTGTCCAACCCGGTAAGCTCCTTTTCCCTGTTGAATTTTCCTGACTACTAATTCGGCTTCTCGCTGAATTCGCCCTTGCGGTACATCTCCGCCGCGATCGCCGCCGTGATGCCGCTGCCGAGCGGAGCGTTAACCTTGTTCTTATCTTCCGGCTCGCGCATGCGGGCCTGCAAGGTTCCGAGCTGCTCGGTCCCCGATCCGCTATCCGCCGGATTGACTCCGCCCTCTTGTCGCGCGGTGAGCGCGTCTTCCTTGGCCTTGAGCGCCAACTCGCGGGCCGCGAGATCGTCGGCGGTCTTTTTCATCGCCAGCTCGGCGCGAACTGGGGCCACAAATTCCTCGTAGGCCTTGTCTACGTCCTTAACCCGATCCGGGTTGGCGTTCAGGAAGTCAATGAATGGGCCTATCTTGAAGTCCTGATTCAAAGATCCAAACTCGCGTTCGAACTTGCGGGGGAGGTGCGCCGTATTTCGGTACATGAACTCGAACCCGGCGGTCACTTGATTGTGATCCGTTCGAAGCTTGTCGAGATCCGCCTTCGGCGTGAGCCCCGAAAGGTCCGCCTTTAGAGCCACCCCCTCTTTCGTGAGGAACTCTTTGATTGCCGCAAAATCCGAATCGATCACTGTTTTTTCTCCCGGAGGGCGGCTGCCCTCGATTTCACTTAGGCGCTGCGTCACCGTGGCGAGTTCGGCCTTCAACTGAACTTCCGCCTTAGTAGCCCCATGCTCGTCGTCCCATGAGTTCGCCGACCACTTTTTCCACTCGCCCAGCTCCGCCTGGAGTTGCTGCGCTCTCGTCTCAAGCCCAGACTTCTCGGTCTCCAGGGTTTGCGCCTTGACTGCCAGCGCCTTCTGCCCTAGGCTCCAGGAGTCCAGATCTGGATATTTCGCGGTGATCGTTTGGAGGGCCGTCAAGTCCTCAGGCTCGATCTTTCCGACTTCCGCAAGGATCGCTGTGAATTCTCCCGCCATCAATTAGGAGCCCGCCGGGGCACCCTCCGTTGGCGTGGGCGCTGCCGACGATGTCGCTGGCTGCTGCGACCCGTTTTGAACGCGCGTCATCATGTCCTGGACTTCTTCTTGTAGCGCCTGTCCGATCTCGGCCATCTTGGCGATGTAGGCTAGCGCCGGAGGATGGACGGCCTTGGCAAGGCGGGCTACTGCCATGATCTTCTGCGACATCTCCTTGATGCCGTCAACCATCGCCTTCATCGAAGCGTTTTGGTCGCTCTGCTGCGGCTGTGCTCCGGATTGATCCTGCCCCTGCTGCTGCGCGGCCCCGATCGCCTGCATAGGCGAGGGCTGCACCGAAGCGGACGAGGGAGCTGGTATGCCGACCGACGCCATTCTGTTTTACTTTTTTTCCCGGCCTGCTGGTTGATCCGCTGTCGTGGACATCGGAAGCTTAGCCTGCTCCCACGGGTAGGAGATGGTTCTTCCGAGTGGGACGCGATCTCCGATTTCCTGAACCGCTCCCATTTTGGTGGTATGCGTGGGTGGGCTCGTCTGCGTCCGGGTCAGCGGCAAGCTGTCTCCAATCAACTGCGCCTTGGGGTTGGGGTTCCCGCCGCCATGGGTAGGCGGATTGGTTACGCTCTTTCCGAGCGGCAGATTATCGCCTACTATTTGGTATGTCGGCATGGTCTCCCCCTTTTGAAAATTGAGGCGGCGAATTCGTTCACTACTGAGTCTCTCTCGCGAGAGCAGTCACGCTTGGCTCTACCGTCGCCGCCAGCGGCTAGAGCTAGTTGGCATGGCTAGCGAACATGAGTCCGGGCGGACTTTTTGCGGCCTCCCTTTTTCCGGCGATTTGCGGTTTCCATGTTGGGCATCTCCTTTCTGCTACGGGCCTTGTTTTTGGTCCGTATCATTTCTCTGTCGCACTAAACTACGCCCTAGGCTATGCGCCCGTCAATGATTCATCCCGCTTTGGGACATAATTGTGCTAGTTTGTGGGATGGTTGATTTTGAAGTGGCGGCGATCAAGCGCGAGGCGGCGCTACAGATTGTGAGGATGCTTCACGCTCGGATGACAAAGCGGGAGATGACCGCAAACATCCTGAGGGCTTTTGATATTCCTGGAAAGATATGCGCGAAGTGCGGACGTAATAGGCCTATGTCTCTGTTCCACAGAAGCCGGATCAACAAGGACGGAAGGGCTTCCTACTGTAAACTATGCCGGTCGAAACTCAAGAAGGCTTCAACCCCAATAGTACAGCAAGCCAATAACTAGAGCGATATCCACTACTACTCCGCGCCAGTCTGGACCCGTTGGGTCTCGCCGTAAGTTGTAGTCAAACTTGTAGGCGAAGTAAATTACCAGGAGCCACTTGAACCACACGGCTATGCGACTTGCCCGTTGCGCTGCCCGCGACTGGTGCGCGGTGTGCGGCCAGCGGCCTGCGCCCCGCCGCCGACCATCCCGGCTTGGCGCTCCGTCATGATCCTCTTGATCTCTTCCGGCACATCTCCGACGCCCATCTTCTTGAGGAACGTCTCCAGACTGAGAGCGCCCGACTTGAACATCGTGAATGCCTTGGTCTGCTCGCGATCGCGGTTAGCCCCGTGGAGCGAGTTCGGGGTGATCTTCACCGAGAACAATTTCCAGAAGCTTTCCTTGGCCACGCCAGCGGGGACCATGTCGCCTGGATTGAAGTCGAAATCCTCCCATGTCCATCCGTCCGCTCCAAGGATCTGGAAACGATCGTTGCGGCTGAAGTATTGCAAGATGTGGCTCGCGGCCACCTCTCCGGCGTCCCGAAGGAATACCTCGATGCGGCGACCTTCGAGCCGAATCGGCCCCGACTGCGCATCGCGGATTTGCTCCATTGTGTCGCCGCCGGGAACCTGCTTCTTTTTTGACAGGGAAGCAACGTCCATCGTCCCCGCGTGCCGGTCGAAAACCGGGAGAAGGTACTGCATCAGGAACTCGCGCACGTATGCGGGAAGCTCTGGAGGTGGGATGGGGCGGATATCGCGCTGCGGATCTCCGAGCGGTGTCATACGCAGTTTGGCTCCCGGCATATCCGGGAAGAACCGATCCCAGTCGCTATCGGCAATCGCGCCGCGCTTGTAGGCGTAGGTCTGGTTGATCGCCTTCTTGATCGTGTCGAAGACGCCAGCGGTAATCTCGTTGATTCCCTCGTTGAGCGGAAGCAGAGTCCGGTACTTACTCAGCCCTCCCGGAGCCCACACCACCGGGTCTAGCGCCAGCCTAGCGAACGGATAGCGCGTTGTCCAGTACGGAGACGGACCATCGTAAAGCAGGATGTCTCCGCCGAAGACCATCAGGCGCTTGCGCGGGTAAAGCCGCTCTCCTGGCTTGACGCGGTACCAGAAGTTGTGTCGATCGATAGGAAGATCCGGGTGCTTGACGATGACGTCTTGCTTGGTCTCGTTGACACTAAGATCCTCGATCCACAACTCCTCCAGCTCTGAAACCGGGAAGACATCGTCGGTATCCTGTGTCTGGTTTGTCGGACGACGGTTGCGCATTAGGCGCTTCATGGCGGGAGACAACCTGTCGTAGGTGTACTCCGTCATCAGCATACCGGCGCTGTAGGTCTCTTCCCCTTGGCGGGCAAAGTTACGGCAGGATCTTGCCACCTGTTCGGCCTTCTCCTTGCCAAACTTCTCCCAGAAGTAGGCGATCTTCTTGTAGGTCCGGTACAGGATTGCGCTCGACTCCTGGAGGTTAGAAGTGGAGTTGATCGGCAGGACAGTGTCCATTCCGCAGGCGAGAACGGAAACCTTACCCGGCGCTCCGTTTATCTTCCAGTAGCCGACTGAGAACAGGGCGTGGTCGATGGCCTCGGCCAGCCGAAGATCCATGTTCTCGCGGAGCCACTCGTGGAGGATGACGTTGGTAAGGATCTCGGAGGTTCGGACGTAGCTCTGATTGTTGCACCCAACTGCGATGGTGGGCTGGACGTCGGTGTACATTGCAAGGGTGTCCTTGCGGGCTCGGGCCATCTGGTTATCAGAGAAGCGAGAGCGGTAGACGGCGCGTTTCTTATCCCAGTACCGGCCCTCCAGGGCGGCGATGTACTTGGCTATGTTGGCCCATTCCTTGTTCTCTTCGAGCTGGCGGAAGGCCTGATCGCGGGACGCCATCCGGAATCGTTCGATGTTCCCCGCGTAGCGGTCGGTGTAATCGAGCGTGCCGCTTTTCGGTCTTGTTAGGGGACCGCGCGGGATAGCCGCCATGTCGAGGATCATTCAAGCTATACTATCACGGGTTGTTTTTGGGATTAAATCTCGCATCCCGGTAGTCCAACGCTTGAGAACTTTTTCCCGTCGCTACTCACCTCGACGGGACCGATCTCGCGAGGGTTCATAACGCGCTCTCGCTTGCAATGCTCCGCCTGTTCCTGAAACGTAGAAATAAAAACCGGCTTAGGGGCGCATTTCGAGCCGTCATCATTCCTCGTGGCGTAGGTCCAATGGCCCTCCTCGTGGGCGTTATCCGCCCTTGGATCGTTGTACTTCTTTGTGATCGCCCCAGTGAAGACGATCCCGAATGTGGAGATCATTCGCTTCGTCTGCCGACCGCATGCCTCGCAGTTTGGGTCCGGCTTGTCGGATGTTGATACGTAGTGCTCGTGAATCTTTCCGTACTCTCCGCAAGCAGACGAGCCGCACGAAAATTCGAAAATTGGCATATGGCTATTCCTGAACTCCAGATACTTTCCGCTTTAACACGCCATGGTCCCACTTGTAAGCGGCAGAGCACTTATGCGAACAAAAGTCTCCGCGTACCCGGATGGGTTTGTCAGTGGATGGCTCCGCCCCCACACTTTGATGTATCGCCTTATTCGTGACGCTGCCTGGGGCACGTTACGCCACCGGGACCAGTGTCGCCGGAGCCGACTCGTCGATCCCAGATAGGAAGTCCGTCAGCGTCTCCTCGGATTCGATCACCCCGTGCTTCACGAGTAGCGCCATGAGATCCGCTCCCGTGAACTGCTCGTTACCAATAACCGCCCCGATCTTGACGTAGTCGGCGTGATCCACAAAGATGGCGTGTGGCTGCGGGTTGAATTGATAAAACCAACCCTGGTCGCAGGCGGTGTCCATTAGGTTCTGCGTCACCTCATCGACAGTCATCCCCTGCTGGTCTGCGATCTGCTGTAGCGGCCCCGTCAGCGTTGGGTCCACCCTCCAGCGAACCACGACCTGCCCCTCATCCATGCCGGAGGATTCCTCGACCGCTTCGATGATCGCGGCGGCGTCGGCGTCTCGCAGCGTTTCCCGGATGCGCTCCATGTCGGAGCCACTGAGCATCATCCCCCCAGCGGCGAGATCCTCCAGGAGTCCGTTGCAGACTCCTGCGATCTTCTGGGCCGGTGCGGCATCGCCCTCAATCAGGGCTTGGATCTTCTCGTAGGCGTCCCTCTCTAGGGTTACTGTGACCGCTACGTCTACCTGCTTCGTCTTTGCCATATCTCTCCTGGCCTAGTCTAGATCTAGACTGGACCCTGAAGAGAGGATATCACGGATTTCCGTTTACAGCGAGTTGTAATCCCTCGGATTGTCTTCCGGCGTGATCTCCCGCTCCATGAGATCCCAGTCCATGTGAACCGAGTGCCCGTTCTTGGCGCTGAGGCGCTTGGCGCTCAGGATGATGTTCCGGCACTTGGGGCAGCCCGTGTGCGGGTGCGTATAGGAGTCCGGATTGTCGGTGTCCCACTCGTGCCCGCACCGGCATTTCATGTGGTAATCGCCGGATGATTCCACCGTCCCCTCGCTGCGCATCACCACAGTTCCGCTGTCCTCGGACCAATCCATATCGTGCGAGCAGTAGAGGCTTATCATGGCAGAGATGCAGTTTGAGACTACGGTTCCGTTTGCGACAAAGCTGTGATCTTCGTCAACCGTGATATCGTAAACCGGACCACAGAACGGAATCTCCTCCACCTTAGTGATCTTCCCCACCAGGAACCCGTCATTGATTCGCACCTGCGAGAAGGTTCGATTACCCATGCCTTCCCTGAGTGATCTCTTGCAGTCGAGAAACTCTTTCTCGATCAGTGCTCGTATTTCTCTAGAGGCATCGGGGCCGTAGATTATATTCCATTGCTCCTGGTGTCCGTTCTGTCCCTTTCTTAACTTAATGGCGGTTGCCCACCCGCACCTCAAGGACATGGACCATAGCTGTCTACCTAGCTCCCTGCTTATGGTTGCCGCAGATATCCTCCGCGTCTTATCCCTGAAGCATCCGTCCCCCAGCAGGTACCCGACAATAATCTGCTTTTGTTTTTCTTTCGGAAGCAATTCTGTCCAGTCCGGCAAGCGGCGATTCTCTCGCTTCCCAAACTCACAAAAAAAAGATCTCAATGGGATAGAGGAACACCATACGCTTGAGCCATTGATGGCCGACTTACGGACACCGCAATGGACACCCAGAGATCTTAGGTAGTGCATCACCCAGTCCCTAAATGGAGCTTCCCTATCGTGAGATGCAAAAGATATATGATGAGCCCCGGCAGTCCCCTCCGCTGCGAAGTAACCCATGATCCTAAGAAGGTTTATATCAACCGGAATTTTTTCCGTGACATGCCGCATCGTATGAACTGGCTTGCCGCTGGTAAATCCAACCTTCCCGTTTTTTCTGTGAACCCTGTACCCCTCCGGAACGTAGAGTGAAATGTTGATATTTGAAACGTCAACCACGGCCTTCGGGGCCACTGAGCAAGTTGCGTACTTCAGCGGGTCGTAGGTGGCACTATCAATTGAAATCCAATCAGGGTCTATGTAATGGGTCCAGCAAACCTGCTTCATGTTTACCGTCTTCCATCGCTGACTATTTTTTCTCCTGAACGGCTTATTGATCTTGGCGCGTGTTTGGATCTCCTTCTTCCAGAGCAACATTTTATGGTCTCCGGTTAGCAGTAGGTCCGGCCTCCCCATTGCCTTCACTCTAAATAATCGCTTCGGCTCGTGCTTGGACATCGTATTCGTTACCGGCATGTATCTTCCCTGATGGGTCAGTACGCGATCTCCGACGCGGATATCCTCTATAGCCTTGATCCCGGATGATGTCGTAACCAGGGTCCCCGCCGGAACACAGGTGTCATCATGGAACCCGGAGGCGTGGCTACCTCCGCGATCCTCGTAGTCTTCCTTTTGGAAGGTCTTGATCTCGGACGCAAACGTCTCATCACGCGGAACCCACAACCCGGCGCGGAGCCGCTTCACCGCCGTCTGCCACAGGCGGGGCTTGGTGTTGTATTGCGTGTACCAGTGGAACTTGTTCGCCAGCGGGTCGCGGGCGTTGTCGAGATGCTTCCAGCGGAATAGGTTTGGATACTGGAACTGGTAGCGGACGTTGTTGGCGCACGTATCGAACTTGTTGTACTCGATGCACATCATCGCCTCGTTGTACCAGCGACCGAAGACGTTGAGAACGAATGCGAACGAGATCGGATCGATGGCGTTCGATCGATACGTGGCGACGTGGACGTCCGGCGCTGGTGGCTGCCCGATCCGGTTCATCCACCCGACCGAGTAGTCAGCGTCTCCGCCCAGGCCTTCGGCGACGTCAGCACCGCAGCAGTAGTCCGCTCCCGGCCGAGGGAATTCCCAGATCCATAGCGGCGTCGGATCGTAGCGGTGGTCGAAGAGGCAATGCTCGTCCCAGCAGCGGATTTGACTGATTCGATTCTCGCCGTCAAGGATGACCTTCACGCCATGGAAGCGGCCCTTGGCGTCGATGAAACCTTTCGCCTGCGGGATGCGAACGCAGCGGTCAACGTAGTCCTGGATATCGGGAGCAAAGAGCTGGTATCCGGAAATCTGAAAAGCTTCAGTCGCCGTGCTCGCGAGTTCCTGCTTGAACTCCTTGGCGCTTTCCTTGTCCTTCTCGGCGTTGATTCTCTCCTCCCAAATAAACCGAAGCTGGCCATCCGCAAGAGAGAAGGCCCGAAACATGCCAATCTTGCAGTATGGGCAGTGCGTGTCCTCGATTCGGATGGGTCCGTCTGAGGCCTCCTTCCATCGACCGCATTCCTCGTTGTCGCATCGGACCCATTCGTCTTTGATCCGTTCGCGGAGTTCTAGTTCTGGCTTAACCGGATGCCAGCCCTGCTCCGGGGGAAGGAATCTGGTTTTCTCAAAAAACCAAGGTAGGAATATCGTGGACCAGGAGGCCTTGTCGGCCAGCGCTACGCTGCTATTCCAGAGTTTGTGGTAGTAGGTCCCGGCTCCCTTTGCGGTGGACTCGATTACCGCGAAGGTTCTCGTAGATCTCTCGGCTAGAGCGTGCCTGAGGTCTCCCTCGATTGCTTCGCGGGCGATGTCGTCAGGGAAATCGGCTAACTCGCTTATATGTGCGGCTGAAATTCTTCGACCCTGCCCGATGCCTCCCTGCTGGGTCGCGGCTTGGATATCGATTCTGGATACCAGTCCTGGATTGGTACGGCGTGCGATCTCATCCGGGTTGTCGAACACAAGACCCTCGTCGGTCTTGCGCGTCGTAATCATCGGCTTCAGCCACCACGGCAAAAGATCGTAGATGTGCATCACAACTGTATTGAAGAGGTAAGAAGCGTGGCTACCGTCGCGGCTGACAATGATAGCGTTCGTGTTCTCGAAGAACATCGTGTTCCAGGCGATCAAGGCCTCCACTAAAACTGAGGCCCCAAGCTGACGAGCCTTAAGGATTATTAGCTTCTGCGCTCGGCCTCTTGCCTTCAGCCGCCTCAGTTCTTCGAGGATCAGTTCCTGCGATTCCCAGAGAGTTAATAGCTGATCTCCGGTGTCCTTATTGGTGATCCAGAAGTAGTTGCGAGCCGCGTATACAAAGTCCTTGCGGCACCGATTCGCCTGCTCGACGATGACATTGTATTCTTTCGCGTTGAGCTGGTCGATGGAGTTCTTATTGGGGCGGTCGAAGTAATCGACGATCTCCGCGATCCCCGCGTCCCTCCGCCAGCGCTTGGTATTGATCGAACGCCTCGCCCTGGCGGCGCGGTCTATGTCGGCCTGCCCGGAAGCCAGAACTACGGAGGGGCCGGGGATTACGAGATTATCGGGCGGCATCGTCTGTTGTGAATTCGGCGTCCATCGCCTTATCGTTTGCAGACAGTTGTCGAATGATGGCGTCGAACCCCTTACCCCCGCTGGCCGCTGCCTGCGCTGAGGCGGAGTTGCTATTGTTGTTCATGTTGTTGATCGTCACGCCACCGCCGCCGCGCAGCAGTTCGTAGATGCGAGCGGCTTTGTCGATCATGTCTTTGTCGCCCTTGATAACCCCCTGACGGATTTGTTCCATGGCGTTGGGGAGAATCTCAGGAGCGAAAAGGGCGAGGATATTCTCGTTGTACCTCTGGAGCCCGCGCCGGGTGATGGACTTCTTTTCGAGGAGAGGGTGCTTGAACCTAGCGATGTTCCCGTTTGGAGGGGCGAGGCTTACGCCTGTCCGTTTGTGTATCGGAATAGCCAGGGATTTCTTTCGCGGCATCGAACCCAGTATAATCGACTTCCCTACCTGGGCACATTGGCGGGCATTCGTTCATGATCCCCGTACATAGCGGGCAGGTCATTCGCCTGGTTTTGGTGTCTAGCTTGAATGGATGCATCTAGGACAGGGATCGATACAGGACGAACATGGGCGTGATGATGGCGAAGTAGCGCCGGAAGATGCATTCCCTTGTGATGCAGCCTCCGACGCACTCGTCCTGGAGGAGACAGAAACTGTCCTTCACCGGAGCTTCTCGCCGATCGTGAATGGTGCCAAGTGGGTTGACCCATCCATCATCTGGTTGGATGTTATTGGTTCTCCTGGCATGACAAGTTCTGGCGGGGTTCCCTGCTGACCTCCAAGATCTTGGGAGTTTGGTTTCGACTCCTGGGGATTGGGGCGCGTGGCCTGCTCCCTGGACCCGGCGCTTGCGTGCTCCCGCATCTCCGCAGGATCGGGGCTCGGCCCGTACATCCTTGCGTGCCTGCGCATTTCCTCCCCGTCTAACTTTCCGTCGCATGAAGTTTGTCCCATAACTCAGCTTTTCTTGATCTCCTTGACCATCTCCTCAACCGCCGCCTTGCCGGACCTTACTACCGCCGCGAATCTGTCCTGGTCCGCTGGGGCCCCTTCCTGGATTCCCCGTTCATCAACCCTACCGTTGTTTACGTTGTAAGTGAGCGGGACCGGAACGGGCTTCACTGGCTCAATACTTACCGGACGTGGCCGATACATCTTCTTCGCATCCGCAATAATCTTCCCCATCACTGCGTCTACGTTGATTCCAGCCCTCATTTCGGACACGGTGACTCCATGGAATACTTCCATCTCCGCCCCTACATTTGGATGCTTGTAGGACAGCCTAACCAGATCCCCGGTTTTGCTTGCCTGTCCCCCGGT